CACTGAGTGACCCGCTGGCCCACTCTCTATTTAATTCCTGGACTTCACTGTACTTTCTCCCAGTGGGTCTGTAATTGTTGATTTCGGTTTCGACGCCGAATGCGATATCAAATGCGTCTATGCGACGGTTGGCGGCCACGGCAGTACCATGCGTGGTCTCGATGCCAATCTGTAATTTTTGATTAACCGAATTTCTCTCTGCCATCCCGGCCTCCTTACGCTTTTTCTATCTGAATGCGGTAAAGTCCACCGCTGTGAAAGAATTGAATGCCAGCGGCTGGCGTTTCGTCATAGGCTACAGGCTGCTCACGAATACAGGAATGGATGTAGCCACCTGTGATGGCTGTAACTGTGTTGGTGAACAGCACACCATCAAGCGCATCGCCGATGTCAGCTACATCCTGGGTGATGCTGGCTGGCCCAACTGCCTTCACCAAAAACAGACTCTCAGTGAACATCCTCACGCCGTTGTGGGTTGTCTTGTCAGATCCGGCCTGATGAACCAATACAACCCATGGGGCGATAGTCCCTACTGGCGCAGACCCGCGATGAACACCCCCAGGAGCGTTTACGGTGGACGCCTGCGAATAAATCCAGGCCAGCCCCATTGTGCTCTCGCTCATCTCGCCGCCTCTTTCATCGCTTGCTCAACCGCAGCCATACCAGCGTCAAAGCCAGGGCGCGCCGCTTCGACTGACTGAGCCATTGCTGGATTGGCCGTGTGGTGTGCTCCCCCCAATTCCTCGACAAGTCCATAGTTCGCGCCCACGCCAATATAAGCGGTTTGATCGTCAGCGGGAGCCTCAATCTCAGGCAAAAGATATGCACCAGGACTTGTTGGCGCGGCTCCCCCGTATGTGCTTTCTGTCTTTGTCTTCACGTAGCCGCTATTTTTCTCAAAACCAGTATCGACACGAACTCGCGACTGCCAGCCCGCGAGCACATCAAAGGCCGTTTTCCTCACCACTTGACTTGTCACCTTAGGTAAAGCCTCGGCCAATTTTGCCCAGTTGTTGAACGGCTCAGTCATTGCAACTCCGATGCGATCACGCCTTGCAAAAACGACCAGGATGCGGGCGTCAGAATGGCCTGCACGATCATGGTTGTGCCATCGATGACCAGGATGTCATTAAGCCTCACATCCGTCGCGCTGGGCATTTTAACCTGCCATGTGATCAGACTCCCGATCTTATCCGCATAGGTAGCAAGCAGGCCAGCAGTGGGTTTTATTGCGCTACACGCGACGGTAGCAACGGTGTTCAATGACTCGGTTTCACTGCCCAACCCGTCAGGTGTAAGCGTCACCTGCTTAATCTCACAGGATTTATCGAGTAATTCCTCAACAGCAGATTGGATCTCATCATTTTCGCAAGCAGATAGAGGCTTCATGCATGTAGCCATGCTAGCCACCTCCATTGCCAGAAGCCATATAGTCAATCGCGTTTGGCCCCAGCCCAAGCGAGGGTTGTGATTGACTATTCAAATCCGTTCGTATGGCATTGATGGTTCCGGGTCGTTGCTGCATTCGATAGGTACGAGCAAGGTTTTGGAGAGCAATAGTAACTTGCCCCCGTTGCCTGCTTTGCCCATCAACGCTGAAGTTATAAGCCATCGCCCACTTGGCCGCCATGCGATCTAGGAGATCGGCGGCTGAACGGTAAACATCATACGTTTTGCCAGTGATATAGATCGGCGGCAATGTGTTCGTCGCGAATGTCCAGCGCCCAACAATCGGCTCGCTTGTGGTAGGCGTGACTGTTGTCGTCAGATACTGCTTGAAGATCGCATCTGTCTCCCAGTCACCCAATATCGCAAAGTAATCCAGGTATTGGATGGTGGACCCACTAAACGTTGGTTTCGGCGTGAGGAGACCATTCATCACATCCTGACGCCCTGCATCGAGCACATCTTGGATCTCGTTGTCAGTAAAATTCTGGCAATCCCCAGGATCAGAGTCATTGATAAGCAGGCGAACGCGACTAATGAGCGCTGCCATGCTGGTTCGTGCTGTCATCGAATCCGCCTCCTTTCAGTGGCTATGGACGAGCCAGTGAGATCTCACCGCCATAGGTGCAGGTATCCGTGTGCGCCGCGCTGGAGAACGTGGCCACCAGGCGAACGTACCGAAGTGATGTTTCGAATGGTATCCAGATCTCGCCAGATTGCGCGGTTGTGGTCAGCGTGATCGCGTCTTTTGCACCACTGGAGATGGTGGAGAAACCAGAACCGCTTGAGTTGCTGGCCTCAATGGAAAAGATCACCGTATCGGTCCCGCTGGCCGCTGTAGCCAGGCTGTAAATGATGCGAGCAAACAGGCCCCGGCGAGGTGTACCTGTCTTGAGGTCAATAGAAGTTGACTGGAATGTATCGGTCTTAGTTACAGTCGCCTGTAATTGAAGCAATGCATCGGTTGGCATCGTTGTATTCCTTTTTTTGCGCTTAGGCCATTTTAATGCCGTACAAACGACCAAGAGAGCGGTTGGATGCGTTGGCAAATCCCACAACCCAGTCGATTAATGTGCGGTAGATAACGCCATCGTTGATCAGGCCCAGGTCCTGGACGTTCAACGGATCAAACTGCCAGCCAGAAAAATGCTCGTCTGCATAGTTGACCGCATAGATAGAGGTGTACACGCTGCTTCCATCGGTGCCGTCAGACGCTTCTGTATTCGCGATGATCCGGGTAGACTGGTCTGCTTTATAGCCAACATCGCGCAAAACCGCACCTTTATACATGTCGATGGATCGGCCAAACTGATCCTGCGTGGTCGAAAAGCCGCCAGAGGTGCCCATGAGCCTCACAATAAAGGCAAAGCGGCGCTTCATCACCTCATTCATGTAGAGGATGACACCCGTTCCCTCAGGGGCATCTACGCTCCAAAGCAGTTGGTCCATGAGTTCGATAAACGTGTTGGCAGTGGACTGAGTGGCATTGGCGCGACGGAGGTCTACCGCGCCACCATCGATTTTGTTCTCAGAGCGCACGCCGTAAGTGGTGCCGCTGTCAATACGGGCGCGGATGCCCACAAACGCATTGCCGTCGCCAGTGATGTGGTTGTTATTGATGAACTTGAAATTCATATCGTAGGTCAGAGCTTTGTTGTAGGCGCTGACCTGTGTGGCGCGAGGATCGGTGATGTTGTTCTTGTCCTCGACCAACACTTTGTCCACATCAATGTAGTTGCGGATAATGTACGCTTGCTCCTGCCAGGGCGTGGGGGTTCCCTTCGTGGTCACGCCAGCGGCGTTGATCTGCGCCCAATTAACCGTAGGCAAGTTCCCCTCAAAGCGCGCGCCGTTGACGATCAACGACTTGTTATTGACGAGAGGGACATCCTGCATCACATTCCCATTTTGGATCAGGCTGAATGTGACGGCCTGGATGAGTGGACTATTGGACTGGAGCGCGTAGTCGGCCAGCGTCATGCTGGTGGCGGTAATAGTCATACAAAAAGCTCCTGGTTATATCGTGAGCCAGGAGCTTTGCTACTCCTGGGCTATTATGGGCGATTAAACACATCGCGCAAACTTGGTATTTTGCCAGGAGGGTTAGAGCCAGGAGCCGGGATATTTGTTCGGCCTGGTGACATTGCAGGAATAATAGGAGGAGCAAGTCTTGCTGACTGAACGGATTGCTCAGGTGCAGGCTCAGCAGATTTCGGAGCGACGAAGTACGGTTTATTTTTTATCAATGCTTTGAGCGCATCATCTACATTGGTAGGCAGGCCATCTTTATCGTATTCCAACGAGGTTCGAATAGCCAGTGCTGCCATATCTGGATCGATGATCCCCAGAGACTGAGCCGCGATCTTGACTTGTGCCGTTGTCAGTTGCTCTTTGTAACGCTCAATTTGTTGCATTGATTCCGTGTGCTGTTTTTTTACCCGCTCGATTTCGCTTAACTGCGCTTCATCAGCCGCTTTTTTTGCTGCCTCCGCTTCTGCTTCCTTTTTCTCGTAAGCAGTAAGCTTTTTGCGATGTCGCTCTACTTCCTCAGTGGCATTGCCCTGAGTTCGTTTGAGTTCAGCATTCTCCATCAACAGTTCCTCGACTGTAGGAGACGGCTTCTGAAGCGTCGCGCTTCCCGAAGCGGGTGTGCCCGTCGCGGGCGATCCGGCGTTTTGCGTCGCGCTTGCGTCGGATGAGGTATTATCTTGTTCCATTGTAGAGTATTCCATTTCTTTTTGTCAAGTGATTGACTGTTAATGACACATAATGGCCGCGCTAACGCCAACTGTTGATCCACCAGTGCCCCAATTGCTGGCGGTCAGGGTAACGCGCCATGTGCGAGGCAATACATTATTGGCGATAAGATTGGTTGCTGCTGTCAATCCTGGATAAACTTGCAGGATTGCAAATGCATTGGCGGTAAGCGATGCGCTTTGAAGAATGGTGTAGTAGTGCCCAGACACAGGGTCTTTGCATTCAATAGTCGCGGTTATGGCACTTGCGCCAGCCCCGAAACCCCCAGTCGCGATGTATACATTGACGCCTTTTCCCGATGCGTTTGTTTGATCTGTGCTTGAAGTGGTTCCCGTTTGCGCCGCGCTGGTAATCACGACGATATTGTCTCGATTCTCTTTGGCCAGCGTTGTGCTGGGATCGAGAATGTAGACACCAGCCGGGTTGTGTCCTGGGACAGACTGATCCCGAGTTGTATCGGGGTCTGCCCAGGTTGCTGTATTGCTCATAGAGTATCTATCTCCTTGTCAATTTGGTTTGCTGGTCCTGGATGAAAGTCAGAACGTCCGCTCGCAACTGGCGCAATTGGAGGAGTTCGTCGATGGCATCATCTAATATGATGGCAGGATCATCATAGTTTGGTGCTATTTTTGGCTCTGTCTCGCCATGAAGTAAAGCCGTGAGAGCGCCGCGCATCTCGTCAGCAGTGCGGGTACGATGCTGTGCTGATGCCATCACGTTCTCACTTTCAAATCACCAATATGGCGAATGATCTCTAGTTGATTGCTGTTTTGTTTGCGCGATTGTCGCCATTGCTTGCAAAGATCATCCATCATATCTGCGCTTAGCATCTGGCTAATGCTGATATGCGGCGAGAGCATGATATTGATAACTGCACCCTGCTCCACGATACGAATATCAGTGAGCGGATAGGTTGGTTCTTCTGGCATTTATTTACCCCTGTATATTTGGTAAGCGTATATGGCACACTTGGTCAAATTCATGTCCTCGCCTGCCATCTCGAATGGAAATAGTTGTTCGCCGACGTTGTTCAATGATTGGGTCGGATCCCAATGTAAGAGTTTCCAGAACATGAGAAGGCCCAACCCCTAACAAATTGGCAATTCGATCGAGTTCTCCGTTTCGCAATCGGTTTTTGCACTCCTCAAGCAATATTCTATCTATCTCGCTTTTGAGGAAAGCAATACGTTTGTCTGCTTCCTCAATGAGCATTTCGAGAGAAATTGATTCGAGATCTTGCGGTGTTAGCGCCCATTCCAACCCGACTGTTTCGTTTCCGGCTTTTCCTCGTACATGCATTAGTCTAATAAGCGCATCTTTTAATGGAACCTCTTCGGATAGAAATCCATTATCATGGAATCGCTTGATGAGTGTCTCTATCACATCCGGCAATGGTCACCTCGCTTTCACTAACTCTCTCAAGGGCTTCTCCTGGATAGAGCCGCCCCAGTCGGGATCATGGGTCTTTTTCACGATGTCGGCAAAATCAAACTTGCCCTTTTTCCATGCATCGTATTTCATCGGCCCCAGGATTTTCGTCTGTGTTCCAGCGCTCTGGTCATGGAACCAGTCAACGCCCGTCTGCGTTTGAAACCGCGTCTCAGGGATGTTACTTGTATCGATCCCCAATGGTCCCAGGATCTCGCTCCAAGGCTTTGTAATGGGCGTTTGACTGCATCTGCAACACACATGGCTTTCCATCGGCTGGCTCAGCGGGTGGATCGTACCATGCATGGCAAGGCAGGCAGCGCATGTTCTGGCATCTAACTTTGCTAGCCACATATAGGACTCTACTACGTCGTCGTTAGCGCGATAGCTTTCGATCTGCGCGGATTTATAGCAACGTAGCATCTCCTGACGCGAAATCACCAGCGCCCTATTGCGACTCACCCCCAGCGACTCTTGCACATCTCTGGCGACCTTGCGCGGATTATCCCCCAGAATGACGCCAGTTATCAGAGCCGCGCTCACCTTTTGAGATGCTTCACGACCAAACCCTGCAAAGAGATCAGCGAGCGGGCTGCCAGCTTGCGTAACGCCGACGATATTTTGAATGGCACGCTGATCAGGCTCGCCGAACGACCACGCTACGGTTGGCGGCTTGGAGACGTTGAGCATGGCTATGGCCGCGTCCAAACCGATCTTCACGCCGTCGTGTTGCATCACACCAGTGGTCATTTTAGCCAGAGCTGCATACTGATCGATCTGGCCTGAGATCGATTGCTTGATAACCTCAAGCCGATTCGCCTCGTATAGCCAGGATAGAGACAACTGGTCACCACCACCCAGAGCATCCGTCATTTGACCATAGAGCCGCTCTAACGCCGGATTAATCGCGGTCAAGACCTGCTGAAACGCTGCATCAAGCACCTGCTGAGATGCTGCCTCACGCTTCATAAGCAAGTCTCTAAAATGCGCGACGGTCTGCTCAATCCGGCTCAAATCTGACTCCTCGGCTCATTTCTCGCAAAAAGAGAGAAATAATCTTGCACATAATCTTCATGATAATTTGCGCCAAACTCGCGAGAAAATACCGCCGGATAATCTTCTTGATTCTTTCTGCCTGACCCAGCAGAAAAAACTTGCCGATAATCTTCGCGATAATTTGTGGTCGCTTCGGCAGAAAATACCACGCGATAATCTTTCATCTTTTTTCTGCTGGGCGAGACAGAAATTATCCGGCGATAATCTTTGTGATAATTTCTCGCGATTCGGACAGAAAAAACTTTGTGATAATCTTGCTGATAATTTCTGTAGGATCGGGCGCAAATTATCCCGTGATAATCTTTGCGGTCTTTTCTCATCGGCTGGTCAGAAAGAATCGAACGATAATCATTGCGATAATTTGCGCTCAACTCGGCACAAATTATCACGCGAAAAACATCGGCATTTTTTCTATTCCTTTGGCCAGCCCGACGAGAAAATGTCATTGCTTCTCCATCTCTTCTCGCTGTGCTTCGAGATAGCAGGTCTGACACCAATGGTCTACGTCGGTCAAGGCGTTGTATTCATCGTTCACCAGCCGTCCAACGACCACCACCGCTAGTGCGCCACATTTGCACTCTAAGCGCCCTCCATTGCGCAGATAGATCATGACTGGCTGCCAGCGGCTATTGCCTACAGTGTCTTCACTCATTGCTGTATCGCGTTTCCAATATCACACTCAACTCCCCATCCAATACGCCTGAGAGTACCGTGTTGCCTACATTGCCAGGGTTAGCAACCCATACTGGCGTGCTCTCGCTCATGCGGTACGTTCCACCCTTGTAGCCTTCAAACTTGCCTCCGATAGCGCCATTGAGTCTCTGGAGAAGACCCGTGACCGTTGGCTCCTCCCATTTGTCTTGATATGGGAAAGAGAACCCTAGAGCCAGATGCTCATAGATCCCACGCCAGCTAGCCAGTTTCGTTGGAAAAGCATACTCGAAGTCAAATTGAACGTGCTTTTCCCTATCCCCTATTGCTTCCAGCCCTGCTATCAGACCACCCAGTGTAAGTTGCTCATTCATCTACTCTTGCTCCTTCGCTAATCGCTCAAGCTCTGGAGCCTCTTGGATGAGCCAGTCACGCAAGGAGAGGGATTGTATAGGGTTCATCGAAAATGGTTGTGTATATGGCCCACGATCCTCCACAATGCGCACTCGATTTTGCGTACCGTCTCGATATTGATGCAGATAATGTTGCACGACCATACCGCCAGATTGCATGTCATCCAAGTGGCCGTCATGCTTCGTGGCTGGCTCAGGATGGCCAGGGCACAACTTGAATGGAGCGGGTGCCACCTGGGGGTCTACGCTAATGCTATACGGCGTGCATTGCCGAAACTCAATTGTGTAGGCGATGCGCAGCCAGCCACCGCATATTTCGCATACATTGCTCTCTTCGCTCACTGCTGACCTCCTTGTGGTTGTGCTGGTTGCTGATCTTGCGGCGGCTGCTCTGGCAATGGTGGCGGGAAGCCCTGACCTCTTGAGAAGTTCGTGATCTTTTGGGCATCCTCACTGGTGTTTAATTCCACTTGCTCCTTAGGGTCGTATCCGCGCTCTCTCAGAAGCGTCGTGCTGCTCACGCCAACTTGCTTAGCGAGTACTGCCGCCTGCCAGCTTGCTGTGTCGTCATTTGGGAGTGCGCTCTGCCAATTCAGAGTGACTTTAATGGCAGACGAGAACCCTGCCAGAACCAGGAGGGCTTTAGAGACATCAATGATGAGTTTGCCGTAGAGACAGCGTTTTGTGTCAGTGCGTTTGATAAGCGACATGAATTCTAGCTCTATGGCAATTCCGCTCATTGGCCCCTTTTTCATGGCTTCTTCTCGTCCAGTGGCCACGCCGGGCACCCCAGACTGCTGGTCAATCCGGCTTTCCATCCGCTTCGTGAAAAGGAGCGCGTTCCCCAGATCGCTCGTTAATTGAACAGCCTCAATCTTACTCTCAGGCAATGGCAAGCGGGTGATCTTGCCTGGACTGACATCTAAATCACCCTCGCCTGTCCCGGATGCGTAAAGAAACGGACCTGCATATAGTTTGAGGATACGATTAATGTTCGAGTCAGCCAGGTTGAGCGCTTTGTTGAGTGCGATAAGATTTTTTGTCGTATCGGGCTTCCCCCAGAACGAGTTCGCATAAGGCATATTCTGATTGCTGAAGATAGGAGGGAATGGATAAGCCCAGGTGATTGGTTCCCCCGCAGGCGTCCAATTGCCTTGATCTCCCTCTCTGGACCAGTGCTGAATTTGCCAGAAGGTGTCTCCATCGGTGAACATGCTTAAAGAATCGGGGTCGTCCTGCTGTGGATCAATGCGAGCTATTTCCTCGCGATAATAGATTTTTGTTGGAATCCCATCGTGCTGGCTCTCGTCGCAATTTTCTATGCAATAAAGGAGGACAGTTTCATGGTCTTGTGGTGCGGTTTTCACAAAGACCTCAGAAGGATCAAGGGTTACCAGACGAAATGATCTATCCCGATTCGGAACGATGCGCAAAAACGCCTGCCCGGCATTCGAACCATTCTGGTGGAGCCTGAGCAGCAAAGGAATACGCGTCTCTTTGCTTCCCCAGGTATCGTCGAGGAAGGTCTTGGACTCTTCGGGGTCATCTTCCCCGAGACTGATCTCAATTTCTTTGCCAAAGAGAAAATTGCCGCCTGCCTCTACTTTATCCTCGATATAATTGCCAACTACGTTATCGTCAGGCTCGCCGTCCATCGGCCTGAGAGGCGGCGGTAACTCTCCATCGAACGCTTGCCAAGCGTCGGCAATGCGCTTCTGTCTGGCCCGATCCGCCTGCGTTATCTCGTATTGAGGCTGTGCGAGTTGTTGGGCAGGTGCGAGTGCTACTTGTGTCACAATTAACCCACTTTACATTTACACTGACAACGGGCAAGCGACGGCCCCATATGATGCAAGTGGCAAATCGCGCAAGCGGCGTCTTTGCCGATACGAAGCCGCTTTATCTTCTTCAGGATGTTCTGATGTAGTGCTCTGCGATTGGCTCGGTTAGGTTTCGATGCAACGTCTATCTTCTCTTTTTTCATATTTATTTCTCCTAAAACACTCTACCGCTATAGCGAATAGTAGAAGCTTTCTCCTGGATGCTTTTGTACACATCCGCCTGAAAACGCCATTCGATGCGCAAGCCAGGAAACTGTGATTGAAATTGATTGCTCTCCTGGAGAAGCCGCTGCACCAATCGCTCTTGCATGGTCTGAAACTCTTCGCGTTCGTGCTTCGAAAGCTTGTCAAAATCCCCAGGTGGCAGCATGGCTACATTGTTTTGTTCGATTTCCATCAGTACACTCGCTTGCTATAGGTTATTTCTTCGTTGTATGGATCTTCTAAACACGACAAGCCCAGCGCCGTGGCCAAATCGTCGTGGTTCCCTGTGCTCGCTCCATACGTATCTTTCGCGTCCTGGCTGACCTTGATCTCATAAGTCCGTAATTCTTCCAGGGTTGCCTTGACCTCCGCTGTGTCCGGTGCATGAACACGCCTGCCTTGCAGCAACGATTGAAGCCGACTGACCAGGAATGCCTTGCCCAGCGTGCCTTTGCGGCGATTGTAGCTCTCTCCATGCACAAAGCTGATCGGCTTGATAACTACGGCTCTGGACTGCTCTCGTAACTTTGCCTCTTTGAGCAAATCCTCATAGACTGGCCTGCCCACGCCTGTTACATCAATCAGCACGCGAACTTTTCGACCTACAAACATCGGGCTGCACAACACGTCGGCGATGTAAACCGCCACGTCTGGATAGCTGGTCCCTAGCGGCAATCTGGCAATATAGCGAATGGCATACTCGCTTCGCAACACTGGGTGAAAGCCCTGAGCCGGAATCCACAGGCCAGCGCGGTCATGGTGTCCTGGAATAGCACCAGGATCAATGCGTATCTTTCCCGTATCCAAACGCGACACTTCCGCCACGCTGAGAGCACTTGGGTCCGTTATCTGGCCCACATCAATCCCTACGCAGATCGGATTAAGGCTGGCATTTGCCATACATCCACCTCTTTGCTGACAATGCGCTCGATGTCCTCACTGCGAAACGCTGCCGTCTGAGCGTCCATGAACTGACACATGTACTCCTGCAAAAACCACCATTCGCCCTGGCTTTCTTTCTCTTCTTCTAAGAACTCTGGGGATATGCGCGGGCACTCAGTCGCGGGCACTTCGTAGTAATCCCAATTTGCTCTTTTCTTCCATGATTCCCAGAAAAAACCGCGCGTGCCAAATGGGGATGAAAGAACCACTAGGCGCCCACCAGAGACCGCTAGCATCGGCCTGACAGACTTGTAAAGCGCATCAGGTACGCGGCTGGCTTCATCGATAATAAGCAGTCTCACGCCGCTCATGCCGCGTATGGTTTCTTCCTTGCCTGGCAGTGAGACGATACGCGAACCGTTCTCTAACTCCAGGCTCAGCGCGTTCTCTGCCTCGGCTGGAACTGGCCTGTCCAGTGCGCGATATACATCCAGGCATTTCCTGAACAACTCCTGAGACTGCCGAAACGCCCGCGAAATCAAAAGTATAAGCGACCCCGGCTCATAGAGCGCTGTGTGAACGGCAAGTGCTCCAGTTGAGGTGCTTTTCCCGGCCTGCCGCGAACAATTCAAAAGAATGCGTTGCGACTGGCTTCTCAGAAAGCGAGCCTGCCACTCGTATGGCTCAATTCCTGCTGCTCTCGCCATGACCACCGGGTCGAGTGCCATAGCTAAATCAGTTGAGGCTAGCACGACTGGCCTCCATCTGAGAAAGCGCCATTGCTACGGCCAATCTCGCATCAGGATAAGGAGCGAGTACCTGTACGATTAAAGAGCGAATAGATAGCCATTCAGGCGAGATAATAATGTTGACCTGTGGCTTATCGATGTCCCCCAGAAGCTTGGCCTGAAACTCTAACTGCTTCATAACGCGGTCTATGGCTTTGAGCGCAATCTCCTGATCCTTTGATGCCCTGGCCTCCTGGAGAATAGTAAGAGCAACATTGTTGACAACCCCTAACTGTCTGACCACATTTAGCCCGCGAGCTTCTTTTGCTGCTATCTGCGATTGTTTGATAGACTCTCGAATATGTTCTGCTGCATGTCGCTCCATCGCGTCGGGACTCAAAGAATATTGCCGCGCTATGCCGCGTAACGACTCTTTGCCCGAAGCAATCGCGTTATCAATCTCATCGCGCATCTCATGCGCACAAACAGAACATATTCGTGGCATTAAAGCAAAATCTCCACGTTAGAATGCCGCGCTATGCCGCGTAACGACTCTTTCCATCGCTGAACAATCGACTCAACCACCGCCAATGCATCGCGCTTAAAATCCTCTTCGGCCACACGGATCAAAACATATCCATGCTTCTCGCACCATCGATCTTTTCTCTCATCGCGTGCTTGCATTTTTTCGCCTGAATGCCAGTACTTGCCATCGGCCTCCAACAAGATTTTCGTGTCTGTGATAGCGCCATCAAAGCACCAACGCCCATGCCTGACCTGACGCTCAATCGGCACACAACGATCAGCAAGCAAAGCCATCACACGGCCCTCGAAGCGAGATGTTTTAGGCGAGTACGGATCATCTTCTGCGTCGTCGATCTCTGGCGATGATTCGGGATCTAAATCATTGAGCAGGCCCGCCAGATCAGCATCTGACAGATCTTTTATCAAGGATGCAAGCAATCTCTCATCAGCGATCATGTGTTCTTCCCTCTAATACTCGCCTGCCCCTGTTTGTTCAAATTCTTCAAAGCCTTTTTGTGGCTCTTGCCCACAAATACTTCGCCGTCCTCATCCATCCACGTCACTTTGCCATTCGAAAATTCATACGCCTCATAGGTAAGTGTTTGAGACTTCCCCAGAAAACCTGCTGGCTTTTCATGAATGATTGCAAACTTGCCCAAATGGCTTTGCTCCAAATAAGTTTATCGATAGGTGCTTAGGAGGCTTGCCAGCGCCTAGCAATTCACGCGGGACGGTAAACATCTTAAAACACTCGACACACGCATAGGTAACTCCTTGGTCAAAGGATGGCAGCCACTGGCTTGTGATGAGTTCGCAGTGCCAACATTCGGGTATGTTTATTTGCTTCATCACATCAATCATTGCCTCCAGCGTCATTGGCTTAGGCAATACGCCAATCGTCCACTCATCGCGTTCACTCACTTTTTGCGCCCTCCCTCTGCTCTTTGTCCATTTTCGGCCCCTGGACTGGCTCAACCCAGTCAAATACTCCCAGCAAACTCGCCACGATCGCGATAGCCCCAACACAATCACGTTGTGGTACATCTGGCCATGATTGGATCTCAGCGACGATCTGCTCAAAGGTCATCGGCGGGTTGATCATACAGTGCTCCCTGGCTCAGCGTTGCTCGTATCCGTCGTAGGAGGCTCGTTCTCTCGTTCGATTTCCACCACTGCCTGCTTGAGCCACGCCCCGGCCTCTTGCAGCTTCGTGATTGCCAGCGAGACTTCACGCCCGCCTGTGCCTCGCGAGTCTTGAGGAAAAATCATTATTGATCTTGAACGGCTCATTCACATCACGACCAGAAACCAGCCTGTTATAGCGCAAGACTTCCAAGATCGCTTTCGATCCATAGTGCTTGATCCCACGGCTATAGAGATCGCGAGCAATGGCCCGAAACTCCCCATAGATCACTGGATGACGCTCGTCAAACCGCTCAAATCGCTCTTGGATGCTCGCCCGTCGCGAACTCCAGAGATAGAGCGGCAGTGGCGCATCACTGTCAAGATCATGCGCGATATCTTCATCGCTCTTATAGTGCGTTCGAAAACTCATAAACACCTCCGCGAGCAACCGGTATCAATCGCAGCCCCCAGCGATTGCAGCCCCGGCTCTCTGACAGGAAAGGAAAGGAAGACAAAAAGAGTATGTATGCTCAGAAAAACAAAAACGGACACGGAGCAACTCAAAAGTCGCGCCGCGTCCGGGATCTTGCCTCGTAACGCTATATTATTTTCGATTTTCGGGCTTGGAGGTAGTGATCATCTCAATGACATCACATACGCCTCGCTTAAATTCGAGTAGAAAGCGGGCAAAGCCGCCATTCGGATAGGGTCCGCCCTTCGTTCCCTCCAGCATTCTATCCAGATAAAGGATATCGCGTGCGTGGAGGTTGCGAAGCACCACCGCCTGTATCTCACCAGTTGGGATAATACCCGTTCCAGCGAAATTCCCATCTTGCTGGATAGTATAACCTGTTGAACGCGTGGGTGCAAGAGGCTGTTCTTTCAGTTCCATATAGTCCAGCATCGAGTTCCACGTTGTCATAATTTTTCGTCCAGCCCGCCACGTTTTAAGGAGCTTCTTGCGATGAGCGCGGCGCAATGTTTCAATCGAGCAACGTGCACGTCGAGCAGCTACATCGAGCGAGATCAATTCATCAGATTCTATCATCTGGTTCTCCTGATGTCGTAATACGACAAGCATACACGGTAGCAAACAACATTGCAATACTGCTTGCTACTTGCGGCTACAAGTGGTAAAATAGCGTACGTAAATTCCCGTTTGTGTACACTATAATTTTTGAGGAGAAAACCATTGGCAAGTGCAGCATCACTCATTTCTGAACTTAAATCAGGGAGGACGTTGACGAGATCCGGCTCCGACAGCATGAATGATTCTTTGTGGGTAGATAAGAATGGGGTTACCTATGCCAAATACTTTGGTGAGGGTGAGTGGTCCTATGAACATTTTACCCTAGAAGATATTGAGGAATGGAAAGATGAGGGCGGATGGATAGTTCAATAACCCGAAGCAAACCATCCTATCTCGGATCTATCGCAGGCGAATTAAGCGATAGATCCCGCCGCGTCTATGAGAGCGACGCTGCTATCTTTGCGGGGTGGCTACAAGAGCGACATATCACTAAGGATAGCATTGACCGTCAGGTTGTGACTGACTATCGTGGATGGTTGGCCGAGAAGTACAAACCATCCACCGCCAAGCGTATGTTTTCCGTTGCCCGCCGTCTCCTGGACGAGCAGGTAAATTCTGGCATCCTAACAACCAATTATGCCAAAGGTGTCAAGGGCATCAAAGCAGAGGATGATAGCCCGCACATCGCGCTGACAAAGGATCAGGCGAATGCTTTGCTAGGCGCGATTGACACCAGCACGAAGAAAGGCAAACGGGATTATGCTATTGTGCTTTGTCTGCTTCTGACTGGCATACGCCGCTTTGAATGCGCAGACCTAAACCTGGGGGATATTGGCATGGAGCAAGGACACCACACGCTATCAATCCAGGGCAAGGGGAATAGACGAGAAACCGTCAAGCTTCGGGCTGAGGTCTGGCGTGCTATTGGCGAGTATCTGGAAGCCACAGGCAGAACCGATCTCACAAAGGACAGACCAATCTTCTGCCAATTTCGCAAGGGTGATCATCCTATTGAAGAGGGCATCAGTAGCATGGTGATTTATCGTATCATTCTGGCCTACGCAAAAAATGCTGAGATCGACGCGCATTTAACGCCGCATGGAATGAGAGCCAGCTTTGTCACGCTTTCACTGGAGGGCGGCGCAAAACTTGAGCAGGTACAGGTAGCAGCAAGGCATAGAGACCCCCGGACCACAGAGCGCTACTGGCGACGCAGGAACCGATTAGATGACAATGCAGTAGACTATATACGCCTAAACTGAGGCAACGATAATGCCTGTTAGTTGATGGTGGACAGGGGATGATAGGATGAGAGAAAACAGGAGGAGACAGTGGACAAAAATTTTCCAGATAGAGTAAAATCCGAGGATTTGCCAGATTTAACGCATGAGGAGTTGCTGTCACTGTATCAGCATCGGCGCGATAGGACTGACGATGTTTTCAGCATATTGATGGGCCGAGCAGCACAAATGCCACTGGTAGAACGCAGGTGTCAGCAACAGGAAAAACTGTTGATCGAATGCTACCATTTGTTAGCCAACCAGGGTGCAACCCCCACCACAAAGCGATTGGAGGATCTATTTGAGTATTATGGCGTGGTCGTTGATAAGCAACAATCTGCCGAACAAGCAAAAAGGGGTCCTTCAACCGAGCAAGATATTCGGGAAGCGTTTGAAAGGCGAGGGTATCAAGCATCATCACACCAACGGGCAAAACCAGATATGGTTATGCTCAATCTAGACAAAGAGGGCAAGGGAGGGACCGTAAGCGTTAGCAAAACCATCCTAGAAAAAGCAGATTTCACAGCAGATGAGTACGCTGAGAGTGTCATCCAAGGATGGAAAAACCTGGAAGATCGATCAAGAATCCCTCTGCCCGGACACAGGCTATCAGGCACATGATATAATCCAATCAACCAAATAATTCCCGCGAACGCACCACACTGGCAAACTCGCCAGAGGTGCGTTTTGCGTTGGCAATCAAACCTGCTCGACGCGGGGAATTGCGTCAAGATCTGAGCGCTTGTAGTAGAGCGCGTTACCACCCCCAAGGATGGTCCATGGTTTCAGGTGAACGTTTGAGCGTATCCGCTCAAACGTGGATCGCCCAACGTTGAGATATTTCGCCGCCTCTAGTCCCGTCAGATACTCTATTCCATCAACTTTTTTCAATCATACATCCCCAGATCCTGGGAGAGCAGAGCCAGTTCATCTATAGCCGCTTTCTGCGTGCGCTTTTCGATCAGACCCGCGAACCAGACCAAAGCATTGTCCTCAGCTTCTCCCAAAGGTGAACCTGCCTTTTTATATTCTTCTCCAATGGCCAAATAGATCTGGACCAGCGACGGAACCACTTGACCAAGTGCCGAAAAAACACCATCAATAAACGCATCATTGTTGG